ATATGGGATATACTTGCTGAAGATTACCCCCATGTTGATAGGGCTATCGTAAAGGAATTGGTTGAAAGAAAAATAGGCGACTATCGCTTAGAAGAATGCAACTTGAGTGAGGTGATTGAATGAGTTTCTTTGTCTTACATGAAAACCCTGTGCAAAGCGCAAACATGCTGTGTTGGCTCGATTGCGAGTCTGCCGCTTTTGACGGTGCGCGCATCATTGTTTCTGCTATCAAGAAAAGCGGAGAAGAAATTGACGACTTACCATTTGAGCCACTCGACGACCATCCACTTGTGAAGTGGGTTGTTGTATCGAAAGAGAATGCTCGATGGCTATACCGAAACACGCGCGCCGCTTCAATCAAATGGGGTTCTGAACACAAGATGAAAGGCTACGCTGATTTGATGGAGAGACTCAACAAGGTTGCGTCTGTTATTGATAAGCGCATCGAAGGAATTGCTGAAACACAAACGACGCTGTTCGGCAACATCTACATTGACGAACAAGTCGATGTGTTGGAGTCTGTCGAATCAAACCGCGCTTACTATGAGCGAACACGAAAACACCTGACGTGGGCTGACCACGACCCAATGCTCTATGGAGAGGAAGAAGAATGACACGAAAAACGAAAACAACAACAAGAATAATACTCGGATACCTATGCGAGATTTACGAAGTCGGTGACGAGTTCACTGTTAATGATGCAGTCGACAGACTGTTTTCATACAACCCGAACGAAAGAAAGAATATTGCGCGCAACTATACAGGGAAGTTCATTCCCTCAAGAATTGCGCTTGGCACTTGGCTGAAGCGAGATGAACGCTTTTACAAGTTCACATACGATGAGATGGTGAACAGTCCAAACAACATCAAGCAACAGATATGGAGGCGAATTGAATGAACATAACATACGAACGATACACAGACAACTATGGCGGTAAAATCGCCTTGAACAAGATACCCTTCAACTTGAAGGATGAGATGAAGCAACACATGAACGACGCGTTCTATTGTTTCGGATGGAACGGAGCGAAAGGATTGTGGTGGATTTCAGACCGCGCGGATGTAATCGAGAAGGCTCTCAACTTCCTCGCTGAACACGACATCACAGTCGAAGGATTGGACTTCGATGAGACACTCATCGAAGTGTCAGCCAACGCGACCGTTGCCTTTTCACCACCCGACAAGTTGAGTCTCAAGTGGGACTTCCAACCCAATTGGAAAGACATCAACGCGTCTATGAAAAGCGCATCCGCAGGGAACGCAAGGTGGAACAACAACAGTAAGACGTGGACGATTCCTGTCGCTACGGGTATGGCTGTTGCTACTGCTGTTCGTCCTCACTTCGCACCATTGGCTGATGCCATCGAAGCGAACGAAGAAGTTCAAGCATCACACAACGAAGTTGTTCAGCGCGTCGAACTGTCGAGAGCAGTCGAGACTGACATCGAATTGCCTGACAAAGAACCGTTCACATCAATGCGACCCTATCAACGCGTCGCACCTATCATGTATGCAACAGGAGAGCGCAACCGTATTCTCATCGCTGACGAGATGGGTCTCGGTAAGTCGCTTCAAGCACTTGGTTGTGTTGAGTTGGCTCAACACAAACGCGTCTTGATTGTATGCCCTTCGATTGTCAAGCACAATTGGGCGAATGAGATTGACAAGTGGTTAAACAACACTACTGCTTCTTGTTCAACCTACATCATCAAAGGTCAAGAAGGTATAGTCAGCGCGGCTAAATTCAACATCATCAACTACGATATTCTACATTACCGCAGGGAACAATTGATAGAACAACAATTCGACTGTATCATCTTCGATGAAGTGCATCGCATCAAGAACCCTGACACTAAGACAACAAAGGCGGCACTCAAGATTGCGAAAGGTGTTGATGGTATCATCGCACTTTCAGGGACGCCAATCACGAACAGACCTTATGAGTTCTTTACATCTCTCAACATGATGCTCCCTGCTACGTTTAGTAATATCTTTGAGTTTGCGCGTAAGTATTGTGATGCTAAGAAAAATTACTTCGGTTGGGATTACAGCGGCGCGTCAAACATTACTGAAAGTGCTGACTCATCCATCACTCCGTTGAACCACATCTTACACGACTTCATGCTTCGACGTTCTATGGATGACCCTCGTATCGCAGGTGAGATGCCTGATTTGGTTGAGACGATTGTTTCGTTCGACCTCGACGACAAAGGTGTTCAATCATACAAACAAGTGCATAATTCATGGATGGAAGATTGGGTCAATCAGCAACAGCAGTTTGGTTCGACAGACGCGGGGTGGACATTGAGTATGATGTCTGCACTCCGACATCATGCGGGACGACTTAAAGTAGACGCGGCAGTTAAGTGGGCAACAACTTACTTAGAAAACAACGGGAAGCCCCTCGTTGTTTTTGCGCACCACAGAGATGTTGTTGAACAGATTGCAGAAGCCATAGATTACCACTACGACAAAGGCATTGTTGACAACCCATTAGTCGTGCGCGTCATCACAGGTGAGACACCTCAAGACGAACGACAAATCATCATTGAAGAGTTCCAAGCAGGAGGCTCGGAGTTCCTCATCTGTTCCACCAACGCTATGCGTGAAGGTGTCAACCTTGACCGCGCTAACACCGCTCTCTTCGTTGAGCGCGAGTGGGTTCCTGCATGGGAACAACAAGCAGCGGCGCGCGTTCGACGAATGACTCAAGAAGAATCGACATGCCACAAAGTTGTGTTGTCAGCAAACAGTACCATCGACGTCTTGTTCGACCAAGTGGTTGCTGACAAGGCTAACCTTGTTGACAGAATCATCGACGGTTCAACATCGAAAGAGAGTAACGTTGCTGACAAGTTGTTAGCCATGCTGAAAGAAGGAAGGGGGAGTTTAATATGAGACTGACAACACAAACATGCCAAAAGAAAAACTGTAACAATACGATACGCGCAGGATTTAGACTGTGCGGTCAGAAAGGTTGTGGTGAGAAAAAAGAATGCGAACACTTGGATTATCGAGACACATTGACAGGCGCGGTGTGTAATGATTGCGGGAAGGAGGAAGAATAATGATTGACGAATATGTCGTGACTATGCCTGACGGTAATCAAACACCAATCACACAAATCAATGACAAGATTTTGGTGAAGGATGCTCAACGTATCGTAAGAGGATTGAAACGCAAGATGGTAAAACTACTCTACTATCAAAGAGAAGTAAGAAGGCGCGAGTTAGAACACCCTCGTAGTATGAACACGCTTGATGGTTTTAGCATAGTGCATTTTGCGATGCTGAATGCTGTTAAACAATTCAATGGAGGCGAAGAAGAATGACTGATTGCCGTGAATGTTATGGGACAGGTGGTTTGTACGACTCACGTTTAGGTATAGATGACCCATGCCCTGCTTGTGAAGGAACAGGTGAACAAGAATGATACCTGCTCAAGAACCCCTTGACGTTATCATCATCCCATACAGAGGCTGTCCGTGTGGTAAACACCCTGACGCGTTCGTTGATATGCTCATCTATCGAAGTGTACCATACGGTATCTTCCGTAAGATTGAGATTCTCTGTGATATTACTGACACAACATACGATGTAGCACTCGCTTGTTTTCCGCAAGGATAAATAAGTTGCGCCCCTTCGGGGTGAATAATGCCTGACTACAATCTCACGACCTCTCATTTTGGAGATGATGGCTTCATCATTCATCCAACTGTTGGTGGCACAGATGTCACCGAAGCCGCCATTACTGACAGAGACGGCGTCGCTCATTCCATCGAAGGTTTCGATTACGCATCGCACCTTCTCGGTGATGCGATTGTATGCACATGTGGTGAACACATCGACGCACATCAAATCGCACTTTACACCAAGAAGAGGGAATACATCATTATTCCTGCGCGCTGTTGTAAGAAGTTTCGATGGTTCAGGAGTGATGAAATATGATACAAGACGATTGGCAACCCGAAGAGAAAGACGTTGAATGGACAAGAGAACAATTCGAGCGCATGAGTGTTGGCGACACATGGGGTGTTGCTGACGCTGTCCTGCGCAAGGATGACAACAACACACTCAAGGTCATTCAAGCATCGCCTTCATCCATACTTCCTCTTGAACGAATCAAGAAGGTGTGTGAAATGTTGGAGGTCTTCTTCGATGCGAGCGAAGCCGAACTCATCAACGACCCTGAACGCGCGGCACAAGAGGCGGCGAAGGAATGGGTGCATCCTGAAAGCGAAATCCCAATCACGAATTTTGATTTGGAGAATGCTCAATGGAATGAAGTTACACACGAAGGTATGGAAGGCGCGTGGGAAGTTGTCGTCGAACACGAATCGGATGACCCCGACAATCCTCACCGCGTCACGATGACTCCAATGGATTATCACCTCGTCGCAGGTGACGAACTCTTCTTCTCATGGCGAGACCAAGAAGGATACACATGGCGCGTCATCGAACGTGAAGAAATCATAGCACTCGCTGATAGCGGGACGTTCCACGAACCCCTCGCCTTCACCAACGAAATGCTTCTTGTCATGCCAACGATGTATGAGGGTGTAATCATCCCTCCACATTTGCGCGGTCTCATTTTCACGCCACGACCAAGAGATGAAGAAGAATGAGGTTTGAGGATTTGGCGAACGCTGTGCTGTCAGCACAAACCGAGCCGAATCAACACAAACAAATACTCTCCGAACTGTTCCTGAAAAACAAGGACAGCGCGCATGACATCATTACGATATGTTGTGTGAACCCGCGCACATCCATCAAGCCTCACCATGTCGTCAAGATGTTGGCCGAATCGTATGGGTTGTTCCCTGAAGAATACGAATCGCTCATGGACGAACACGAAATGCCTTCACTCCTTGCGAGTGAATCTCCTAATGAAACGCAGACTTCTATCTCTTTGCGTGAGGCTATCGAAATCAAAGAGATGATAGTGAAGGGTGAGATGAATGCTGACGTCGTCTTCAAATCCTTGAGCCGAATCAGCGCAGTTGTGTTTTGGGCTTTCTGTTTTGGACGAACGACCATCAACTATCGACGAATCATGCGTGCCATCGCACACGTTACGCCTTACGATACGAACCACCTGCAAACCATGAGAACCATCATGCAATCGGGTGATGTTATTCAGCGCGCTCTTGATGGAACACTCCCGTCAGAATACAGCATCGAGCCGAACTATCCATTCAAAGCACCCACTTATTCTCGTTGGAACAAGTGGTCGATACCATTCACGAACACGCATTATGAAATCATGCGTGGTAAAAATTACTTCGTCCATAGAAGTGCGGGAAGGGTATTTTCATTTGACCGTCATGCTATACGAATTGCGCGCGCGCCACTCATCGAAGGCGATGATGATGTCGTGTGTGAGTTGGATGAATCAGGCAACGTCGTCGAATGGTTATACCGAGACGGCGAGCCGAATCTGTGGAAGAAGAACAGAAACGCGCGGGCTACGAATCCGAAGTTGATTAAAGACCGCGCTCACTTGAGAGCAATCGTTCAGTCATTGGAGGAAGGAGAAGTCCTGCGCCTCATAGATGCTGAACGACCATACTTCCATAGTGGAGGTGTTGGAGGATTTATTGTGCCAAGAAGAACGTTTGATTTACCGCTACTGATACTCGGAGGATACCGTGATGGAGATGGTATCCGAATTAAGATTGCCGCGCTCGACGGTTTCGAGCCTTTCCCTGTCGGCTACGCCTATGTGAAAGCAGACGACATACCTGACCGACTGGTACGATTGTATGATGCGCAGACCATGATTGAGATTGATGAAGGACTCATCGGTATCTTCCACTCACTCGGATACATACACGAAGAGAAGATGATGCGCGCACCTTATCTTGCACGACTCGATACAACGCTCGGTCAATCCGACGCTATTCAAATTGGAGATTTGCTTGAACGGAGTGAGCCGAGTGGATGAAGACTCATTCTTTCTTGCATGGTTGGCGAGGGAATGCCGATTCCAAATCAGCGTTCACTTTGCACCCAAGACACGGATTGGGTATCGAGTTGAACGACGTGTGTTGGTGAGCCGAAAAGACGAACCCGCTCTCAACATGTGGCTCGCCACGCAGGGTGTGAATGCGAGAGTTATCAAAGACGCCGCACTCATTCGTCAGGTCATACGAATCCTCACACCCGTCAAGCAGTATGTGGCCGACGTGGACAACATGCTCAAGATGATTCGGCTGATGGATTACAAAGGTCGGTCTCCCACACATGAACAAATCGAAGACATCATCCGAATGATTGACGGTAATAGTTGAAGTTCGTTATCCACGTCTGTTACTTTTCATTATCAAGATTCTATTATTATTATGATAATAAGAAGTAATTTATTATTCTTATAATAATAATAAGATAATATCGAGAAAACGTGCCACCGAATTTGGGGGCTTTATATATGGACGCGGAATATGTCAAGACGGTTGAGGCGAAAAAAAATGAAATTTGAACCTGAAAATTTAGAAGAATACATCGGTCATGATGACCCGAACAATCCGCTGTTTTATCTCGATGAGTGGAATAGTGATAGCCCCCAATGCCTCCTGTTTCATGGAGACGCAGGGCTTGGAAAAACAACGGCGGCTTACATCTTAGCCAAACAACTGAACCTCGACATCGTCGAATACAACGCTTCTGATGAGCGCGGTATTGAGTTCATCAGAACCAAGTTGAAGACCGTGTCGAATGCGGCTCCGCTGTGGGATGGCGGTCGACTTATCCTGTTGGATGAGGCTGATGGTCTGACGAAATCAGCACAAGATTCTCTCAAGAGAATCATGGAAAAAAGCAATTGTTGGTGGGTCTTGACTTGCAACGATAAGTCCAAGATGATTTCACCAATTGTATCCCGCTGTGTAGCATTCCCATTCAAGCGATACAATCAAAAACAAATCCGCGCGTATGTCAATGTTCTGTTTTCTAAGACAGGAGTGATGTCGAAGGATAGCCCCGCAGTGTTACAGTCGCAGTTCGGTGGAGACCTTCGCGCAATCGGTAAACACATCTTGAGCGGTAAGGAAGTTGGTGATTTTCAAGACCAAACATCTCTCGACAAAGTTGCACTTTCTTTGGCAGCGGGAGATTGGAATACAACTCACAAAACCATGCTTGAACTCATTCGTTCAGGCGCGTCCCTTCACTATCTGATGAGGGAAATTCACATTTACATTAAATCCGTAGGGATTCCTTCGGAAAGACTATATACATTCTATGTCGTATGGGGAGATTTCGTGTTAAGAATGAACCAATGGCCCCTCGATGAAGAGTCCTTCGTGGACTATTTCATTGCGAGTCTATACGACATTGACAACAAAAAACAATAGGAGGAAAAAAATATGCCAAACCTAAACCAAAACGAAGCAAAAACGAACGAACAAAACAACGCAGGACTTCACCCTGAAGTCGAAGAGCGTCTCAAGTGGTGGGCCGAAAAGAACGCCAAGACTCTTGACGACGCAACAGGTGAATTCTTCACCTATCTCAAAACAGAAATGGGTGTCGACAATCCAAGCGATGAAGATGACGAATTTATGGTGGATGCCGCCGAGACATTCGTCGTCGAACGACGAGTCATGAGTGGTGGAGCAAACAACGCTACGCAACTTGTTGGATACTTTGTCGGCGTCGACCCAAAGATGCGAGACGGACAAGAACGAAAGCGAACCCCTGCTGTGTCAGCCGCGCTGAACAACCTTGATGATGCAATTCAACAAGGACTTGTAGCACGCGCTTATACTGAAAACGGTGTATGGATGCTTGAAAAGAAAGACGGTGCTGTTGCAACAGAAGAACCTGCGGACACAAAACCGTGGTTCCTCTTTGATGAACAAGGTCTTTCACTCGCCATCTTACAGAACAACCCTGATTGGAGTCGTTACGGTGAACCAATAACACCGTTCCGTTACCAACGAACGTATCACTTTCTCGGCAACGTCAAAGATAACTTCTTGGACGAGCAAAGACTGTTGCGCATAACTGTTACATCAAACAATCCTGAAGAATGGTTTGTTCCACAGATGTTCAGCCCATGCACACTCAAGGTTCGACAACAATCAGCGAACGTTAAGCCTGAATGGGCCGACACATACAATGCATATGCTCTTCCGGGTGCTTTGACATACGGTGATGACTTCGTTGATGAAGAAGTCCGAGCAGTCATTCAACCATCTAAATTGATTCCTGAACTCAATGCATACATTAGTGATATGTCCACACTTGCCGAAGTCTTTGAGACGCGCCAAGAAGTCATACCGGGCTACAACCCTGTTGGCCCGATGGTCTTTGTTCGTGGTAAAGTCAGCGACATGCGAAAGGAAGCACGCGAAACCGAGTGGGACCCAACAGGTCACGACTACTCAATGAGCATCTCTTCATTCGACCTCATGCGAACTTTCAACGGTGGTCGACGACAGAACCTTCCATGCTACATTCACGGTCTTCTCGGAGACGCGGGTCATCCCTTTGAAGTGGCAACCGATGACGGTTGGAAACCATACGCTGTCAAGTCCACAGTCATCGTCTTCGGACGATTGAGTGTTCGTGCTACTGATGACGGTGTAGAACCTGCCATCAAGACTCTCGGTGTGTATGCTGTTCCTCGCCTCGCAATCCCCGCAGGTGAGGGTGGCGAGACAAGCCTTGACCAATACGGAGCGTGAAAAGAATGCCAAACCTAAATGATTTGAAGAAAGAAGCCAAGAAAGAATTTGACCCAAACACAGGCGAGACTGTCGAAGTCACACCTACATTGGTCAACGAAATGAGAAGCGACAGAACACCCATCGCTACATCAGTATGGGATGAAATCGTAAACGCAGGAGAAACAGTCCCAAACGACATGATTCTTTGTGGTCTTGTAGGACCCGAAGGAGTCGGTAAAACAGGAATCGTTCTTGACAGCATGACGCCTGAAGAGAAAGCGCGCGGAGATGTAATCTTCGTGTTGGACTTTGACGGTGGCGGACAAACAACTCGCGTCACTCATCATCGAGAACATGCGAAGAACATCCGTTGTCTCAATCCAAGCGTTATGTTTGAAACACTCGACGAAGATGGAGAGACGCGTGAAGCAATTGATTACCCTGCTACACACCGACGTGTGATGAAGATTGGACAAACCCTTGTTGATTGGGCTGCACGACCCGGTGACAGACCTCAACTCCATTCAGTTCTCTTCACTGCTGTCGACTTGTGGGATAGCGTTGCAACCAACTGTATGTTCATCGAAGACTTAGGAACTGCTCCTGATGGTATCGGTGCGAAGATTGCACCACATCAGCAAATTGGTATGCGATTCAATTGGCAGATTCGTTCAACACGATTCCACCAACTCACAACCATCGCTCGCACATTGATGTCACTCGGAGTCCGCGTCTATTTGGAAACACACTTCAAGGACCTACAAGACAAGTCAGGAACTGTCATTGGGAAGAAGGCCGCATGGGAGAAATCCACAGCGAACTATCTCAATCAAATTCTTTACTTCCACAAAACAAAGGTGCGCGGTGAAGATGGTTCTCCGACAGGTGAAACGCGATACGAGGTTGAATTTGTTAAATGTAAAACCAATCCCGAACTGCTCGACCAACGTCGAACAATCATGATTACAAAGAAGGATGAAATGCCACAATGGTTTGGTCTTCCTGAACTCCGAGAGGATGGAATATGAATTGGAAGAAGACAGGCACACCCGCTCACAACAATGCTATTGAGCGAAGCGCGGAAGACATTGATGAATACGAAGCAAACCCCGCTTGTAGTGAGTGTGGTGGAAGCGGCGAAATCATCATAGAACAACCTGTTCGCAACTACGAAGGAGAATGCGTTGATGTTGAATTCATCAATCATCCCTGCGATTGCATCTTCGTCAAGTGGCAAGTGCTACCTGAAAAGAATTGTAAGCAGTGCAAAGGAACAGGTCAAGTGCAAGAACGATTACTCCACCCTGATACAAAGGAAGAGTATGTTCGATTCCACGACTGCGTCTGTTTACGATACGTCCGAGAGGTGAAAATGAATGACTAAGAAAGTAAAACACATCATGAAAAACAAAGCCCGATTATGTGGCTCGCAAGGTAACTACGAGCCTGTTGGCACAGATACCGAATTACCATTATGCAACGACTGTCGAGCGATACACTATTCTCAAACAGGAGAGTGGCTATACGCAGACAGCGAAACGCCTGAAGAAGAGGTGCTTGAATGAGTCTTGTTCAAGCAAAATTCGATACAGAATCTTTGTGTGCTTTTATCAACGGCTTCGGTGAAGGGGTTAATGACCTCCGATGTCAGATTGGTAACATGAAGATGACTGCTTCTGTCGATGTCGAGACGCACTTCTTTACGAATTCTGTTTCGATACTGATGACGTCTGACGGTGGTTCGTATAAGCAGGGTGATGTATTCATTCCTCAAATCGACAAGGTTGTTGCGTTTCTCAAATTCTGCGACAGAAAGACGCCTACGATGTTGCGCCATTCAGCGGGTATTCTTACCTTGAACAACGGCGACGATACATACACAATACCAACGTATCGCGATGTTCTTTCATATGCAAGTGTAGAGCGCGCGCATTCAGCAATTAACAAAGCAAAGAGAAACAGTTGGGGTTCACTTGGTCGCGCAAAAATTGAAGCACATGGTTCATTCATGATGAGTGAGTTGCATGGTCTTCAAACCATGACTAAAGCCACAGCCAAAGATGCACCTGTTCGTGTATCAGTAACCGATGGACAGATGAAAGTGTCAGCGGGTCAAGCAAGAGGCGCGCGTATGACAAGAGTCATTGAGACACAATCAGAAACGACACACGCAGATTGCGAATCAGTCTTTTCTTCTTCACTTCCTTCGTTGTTGAAGATTATGCCGAGTGGTGTTATCCATTACCACATAGGAGAAAAGAGTGCATTGGTTTTAGACAATCAAGACACAGGTGCGCTTCTTGTTTTGAAACATCAGGAGGGTATCGAATGATTATCGACGTGACATATCAAGATGATTCAGCACCTTTTGTTTACAAGCGATGGCGAGATGATAACGCCAATCTTATTGAGAAGGTTCACGATGACATTCTGCCTTACATGTATATTCCAAAGGCAACAAGTGACTATGCTATTGCGAATGCTTTGAGAAGTTATCCGAATGCGGAAGTTGTTGATGGTCATTGGGAAGCATTGGACGGAACGCTTCTTAAAAAAGTGACATCGACCAATCCATTCGACATCATGGCGATGAGCAAAATGTTCTCATCAACCTACGAAGGTGATGTGCGTTTTGAAGACCAAGTCCTCATTGACACAGTCAAAGAAATGCCGAAGTGGAAGCCGCGCAAATGGTGGTATGATATTGAATGCAACACAGGTGAAGACAAATTCACGACTGTCATCGCTGTCATCGACTCCGACCTCGACACACCCGTTGTGTTTACATGGGCTGACGAGCGCACCAACTGTCCGTTTGACGACCCAAGCAACACAACCATCAGCAACAAAAAGGTTCGCGACGTTGAATACAATCTTTATTGCTACGGCTCCGAGAAAGAGTTGTATGACAATTTCATTTGGTTTCTTAATGAGCGCAACCCCGACATGATGATTGCTCACGCGGGAACATTCTTTGACATACCTCACATGATTGAACGTCTTGACAAGATTTACGGTCATGGCGGCGCGTCGAAGTTGAGTCCTATGGGTATCATTCGATACCCAAGAAAGGGAGAGCGGTATAGATATGATGCGCAACCTATTGCAGGACGCATTCAGTTTGACACATCAGCACCCGAAGGAACAGGCACAGGATTTGAACGCGTATGGAAAGACAGCGGCGGCGGACAATTACCGAACCTCAAGTTAAATACCATCGCTGAAACACTCGGACTCGGTTCAAAATTGACCGAAGAGATTGAAGGTATGACCGTTCACAACGGTTGGTATGAGTATTGGGAAGAGTTCGTTGACTATTGTTTACTCGACACCGTCCTCCTTCGTGGAATCGACGAAGCACGAAACGTGACTGACTTCTACATGGAGATGGTTCGACTTACAGGTGTTTCTTTCAAGTCTGTATCGAACGTGACAAACTTTGCGCGCGGTCTTATTTCAAGAAGAACAGGACTCAAAGCAATGTCTCGATACAAGTCGACGCATGACAAATTGCAGGGCGCGGAGTTCATTAGAAAGGACAACGGTCTTTACAAGAACATCGCTGTTCTTGATTACAAGGGTCTGTATCCATCGTTGATGACAGGGTTCAATCTTTGTTGGACGACGAAGCGAGATGGACCCGGCAAGAACATTATTGAATTGGAGAACGGAACTTTTTGGGACCAATCAGAAAAAGGGATTCTCCCTCAAATTGTTGATTACCTCTTTGACTATCGCGACGAGTGTAAGCAAAAGATGAGAGACGCTACGACGAAGGAAGAGCGACTTGCATGGAACACAACACAATCAGCAGTAAAGCGAGTCATGGCGTCACTATACGGTATGACCGCACACGCAGGGTATGGTTGGTCCGACATGGATATTGCCGACACTATCCTTTCACAAGGACGCCGATGCATTGCTTTGCTTGATTCAGTAGCAACCAAGATGGGATACAATGTCATCTATGGTTTTACCGATTCTGCTTTTATCGAAGTTCCATTTAAGGATGCCGAGCGATTAGCACAGCGCGTAACAGAAGTTGTTCAACAAGAGACGGGTAACAAAAAGTTGTTTGCTGAACTTGAGGCTTACATGCCGTATTGGTTCTTAGCAGGAAGCAATCTGTATGCAGGTATCGTTTCGTATCCCGAAGCGGACAAAGGCAAATGGAAAAATGCCAACTTCATGAAGGGAAGCAACATCGCGCCTATCAGCAAACGTGCTGAAAGAACAGTCCTTGAACTCATATGCAACGGTGCATCAGAAGGTGATGTGCGCAACGCAGTCCTTGAGATGGTTATGCCTATTCGTAAAGGTGAATACAATTTCAAGGAAATAACACAATCGACACGCATCGGTGTGTTATCAAAACGAACAGCGGCAGGACAAGCCGCGATATATTACAACACTCACAACGATGAGAAATTCAAAGTCGGTGATAACGTGCAATACATCTATGTGTCGCACTCTCCACAAGGAATGCCACCGACCAAGTATGCCGCTTATCGTGAAGAACATGAACTCGACGGATACGAAGTTGACCAAACGGCCATCGTTCAAAAGTTGGTTCAGAAAAAAATCGAAGCAATCTTCAAAATCTTAGGTTGGGATATTGAAGCCGCTATGGGGAAACCCAAACCTGCAACCTATTGGTGATGACCATGACAAACGAAGAACACATAAAAAAACTGGAAGCCCGAATAGTTGAACTTGAAGAAAAGGTCAACAATTTATCAAACGAACATTCAGAAGTTGAAGAACGTCTTGATAGAATCGACGATGAAATTACCGTACTTGAACATGATACCGCAATAAACGCAAACATTGCCCGCGCGGTTGCAGAACTTCAAGAAGAGTTGCGACGTAAGATGCCCGACCTTTACTTCATCAACAAGATAGATGCACCAACAATGGTGGGACAACAATGAACGTGGAATTGACCTATTTTGAAACAGGAACGAAAGAAATTAAATCGGCCAACGGTGAACTTTTTTTCGGAGACGCTTTACTTGGTGAATACGTCGGTGTTAAGAATACAAAATCAAGGATGCCATATTTTTTGATACCTACTGCAACGGTTGTTTCGATAGCCATTGAAGATATGGACGAAGAACTTTACATGGTCGATGTTGATAGCGTGCGACGTTCAAAAGAACTTGCGCTACGCAGGATTTCAAACGATATAGACAGGGAGACAAACGACGGGAGAGCCTTTCAATGATTGATGCGAAGTTAATTTGTGGACACGTTGAATCAGACAGTTGCGATTGCTACTGCCCTCGATGCGACGAGCGTTTAAGCACAGACCCCGCACTCAATGCGCCCTGCGAGCATTGCCTTGAAATTATGGAGGAAGAATGATGGTGAAAATCTACGAAGACGGCTCAAGTTATGCATGGACACCTGAAATGGGTGAAGAAGGAATTGTCATCCGCATGAGTAAATCGACATTAGGCTCGGTTGATTGGTGCGCACAACAGATGTGGCTCGACCATAACTATCCAAAACCTCAAGGATTGGTCAAGCATCTTGTTTTAGGTGACGATGTTCACAACGGTCTTGATTTGTTTTATCAAAAGATTGAGAAGCAAAAACGAGGTATGACCATCAAGCAACTCAAAGACAATGGTGCTGACATGACAGAATATCTCAAGAAATTGATTCCGACCGAGAAAGAAGTTATGGAAAATCGTCGCGCAGAGAACAAAGACTTTCCATTTTATCGCGATGATTATTACCGTAATATGGGTTGGCTTATGGAATTTGAAAACGCGCGCATTAAGATGGCTTCCGAAGTATGGATGCCACTTGCGAATGAAGTGCGTCTTGAAGTCAAATTGGATATGGACATCGAAGGACACGGAACGATTCCCGTTCAGTTCGTCGGTATCATCGACCGTGTGTTTGAAGCACCTGATGGTGGACTGATGCTTTACGAGTTGAAGACAGGTAAGTGGGCTGACTACAAAGTCGACTCTATGAGAAGAGAAATGGCCTTCTACAAATTCCTCATCGAAAATTGCGACAGCGCGTATTTGCAAGAGCGAAATATCGACCGACCCGTTACACATTGGGGATGGCGTTATTCCTCCGCTGACCATTGGACGATTGAAAAAAGCAAATATGGAATAATTCCAATGAAGAACAGGATGAAGAAGTTGATTAAGATGTATCTCGACCAAGAGTTTCCTATTGCAAAAGAGAACTATCGTTTCTCTCCATGCTCTTACTGTGACAAACTTGAGTTATGCCCGAAGTATGCAATACAGGTGAGCGAATGACGTCCGATTACTGCCCTCATTGTTCTAAGCCATTAGACCACACCGTATTTCACACCAATCATGGTGTTCGTAGCGACAACCCTGATGACTTTTGTAGTGACCATTGCGCATGGGAGCGCAGCGTCTGTTTCGTTTGTGAAGATGATTTGGATGAATGTTGGGAACGAGGTGTTTGTTTATGAGTGAATCAAAACCATGCGAACTGTGTGGATGGGACAAAGGAGGCATTGCTATGCGATACGGTAAGCGTACTGTTTGTTTTTCCTGTATTGATAAGATGACAGAATTTGCTATTACGTCAGGAATGAGGTTTGACCATGAAGGCACTAACAATTGATTTCCCAAAAGAAGTTGGATTGTTTAGAAAAATCGTCAACGACCAATCAGAGTTTGAACGCTATTGGTCATCGTTGGAAAATTCACAATGCGCGTATATGTCTGTTTACGGTTTCCGAGCCGTCAAACCAAACGGTCGTCGCGCTGAATACAACACAGCCATCATCTCTCATTTTGTTTTGGACTTCGACAAGAAGTATCGTAAAGGAAGCAACATGATTGAGGTTGAAGGTGACGAGGTTGTCGAACAAGTTCGCCGTCTTCATCACTTTCTGCTTGAGCAGAACATCAAGCATGGTGTTTGGTATAGCGGTAATGGGTTTCACATTTGGATTGCTCTTGACAAAACGCATCTGCCATCAAACGGGATACAAGTTTCACACATCAAAGCAGCGGGTAAGAAAATTATCAATCAATGGAAGAAGGATATGGAATTGTATTGCATGGACCCGACTGTGCCGTTTGACACCGCGCGTATGATTCGTGTTCCTAATTCATACAACGCTAAACAGCACGTTCTTCGTTGGAGTATTCCTATGACAACAGAACATCTAAAATTAAGTTGGGATGAGATATGCGAGATGGCTAATAATCCTTTTAACAAAGCATACTACTACGGCGAAGAAGGAGTATCGTTACCTATCAAAGAAGTCAAAGAGAATCAATTTAGATTCAAAGAAACAGGTAAACCTGTTGAGTTTGATGCTGTCAGGATGGAAGGAGTTAAGATTCTTCCATGTCTTTCAGAATCGGCTTGTCAAGTGGGAAGCAACCCACCACACATCAGTCGCGCGAGTCTTGCAATTTACCTTGCTTCTCGACTTCGCAACTTTCTACCTGTGCATAGAACAACCGCGCAAATGAGAAACAAACATGTGTTGTTGATTCATGAGTTCATCAAATCGTTACAATGGGCTGACTACAATCCCGGCGTCACCGAGTATCAAGTGCGCTCTATTGTTGAAGGTGGTTACAGCGAACGCTGTGAAAGTCTGATAGGGAAGGGTCTTTGTATTGGTCGTTGTCGTTTATGGGATGGGACAGGTGATGTTCATGACTAAACAACTTATCAGATTTGCAAAAACAGTATTACGAGAAGGTGGAGAAATGACCTTACATGAAATTATGGACGCAATCAAGCAAAGATGGCCTCGACGAACACCAACAAGAGCATCGCTGTCGAATGTTTTAGCGAAGAATCCTGATTTTATTATCATGGATGAAGTGACGAAGGAATCGACTGTGTCATCAGCGAGTAAATATGACACATACATATGGGGGCTTATCGAATGAAGCCTCCATTGATTATCGACACAAACGAACGTGGCGCGCTTGTATCTTCTGTCGAACGAAGAGCGAAAACGAGAAGCCCTCGCATTAGTATTTCGCGAGAAAATCTTGTCAATGGTGATTACAAGTGTGGTGACTGGTTGATTGAAGCCAAGAGCGTCGATGACCTCTTCTCGTCAATACGAAATGGTCATCTTATGCGACAACTCGACAACATGGACGCCAATGATGGTAACTATGGTTTAGTGGTATGGGGAGAAGTCAAAGACTACGTCCGACGTGCGCAAAGTCGTGGTTCTTCTATAACCGTCAGTCAAGCATTGAAACAGATGTCGGGCTTTCTTGGGCGCGTCGTCGCAGATTTTGGTTGCTTGATTTATCGTGCGCCAAACGTTAGCGAAGCATCTCAATTTATGGTTGCTTTGCATGAAAAGACCTACAAAAAAGCAAGTCGGCATGGCGCACAAGCGGTGCGTCGTGTTAGCACAAATGATGTGCGCGCAGATATGTTGCTTACAATTCCCGGCATCGGTGCTGAAATGGCCGATGCGATTATCAACGCATGTGGTTCAATCGAAGAGGTTGCATGTGGAGAATGTTTGCGTGATGTTCCCCGTATGGGGAAAGTGTTGCGCAATCGTGTTATTGATGTATTAACAAGCGAAGAAGAAGTTCGCGTCGAACGGTGATACTATGATGATACCAATACGAATCAAATCATTTTATCTTTATTATAAGATAGTGATAAACAAGAAAATAAGAAATGGTTATAGGCCAACCACCATTCCCAAGAGTTGTCCGACCCAAAAAAAGGAGAAAGAAATATGCCCCAAAGACAATGGAACCAATACACAATAGTGAAAGAATACCCAATGATGAAAGAATACCTTGAGCGTTTCCGAACGACTTCGTTTTTCAACGAAGTTCCCGGCCTCATATCATTCTTCTATCTACAAGGCCAAGCCCTTGTTGACTATGCCCGAATACCCGTATGGGCGTCGGCACTTGACCCGCGAATACATGTATTTTGGATACAAGCAACGCGTTCAGGTAAGTCGATTGCTTGGGAATTTACAGGAGAAGTGGCCGACTTAGCAGGTCTGAAAATCGACATGTTCACAAGCGGAACTGACAGCGCGCTTATCGGGTCAATCGACTCGGTGAGTGATGGTGATGGTGGATACGACCTTGTTCAGAACGAAGGGTTGCTCGGTGGTAAGAAGTGTTTGAACTTCGACGAAGGTTCAATCCTTCTTCAATCCAACCCGAAACAATTCTTTTCAGAAGTCATTCTGTATCTTCAACAGGCTATGAATCCTGTCGGAAGCCACAGCAACACCTTAACCAAACACATGAAGAACGGAACAGTCGAAACAGAATCGCGTGTATCGTTTTGGATTACATCATTTCCGCCAAGCGGAGTCAAGGAATACGTTTTGACCAAAGGTCTTTTCCAACGCGTCTTGTTACTTTACCGACCGTGGAGTGATGACATGCGACAGATGGTATCTGAACGAAGAATGAGTGGTGTGTTCAAGGACAAATTAACCGAAGTTCAATCGCTCGACGATATTGCTCAACACTTCATTCGCATTCGTGAAAAGACAGAAGCGCGCCTATTGAACTGTGTTGATATGACACAACAAGAGTGGGAAGAACTCTCACCGGCGGGTAAGGAAGATGTAGCACGCGCTTGTATGCATGACATGTTCAATGTCGACCCATCCTTTGAACCTCAATTGATGGCTTCGACAGAAGAATACTACACACTCGTTCGTGGTATGGAGAAGCACTTGTCCGATGTTGTCTGTTCGTTCATTCCGAACATCCTCAATTACACAATCGTCTTCGCAACTCACATCGCATTGATGCGAGTCGAACGTGACAACATACCATTCGATGGTGAATGGAAAGTGACAGGCGACGATGTTGAAATGGCAACAGAAGTTCTTTACGACATTTATGAGCAACTCGTTCTTTGGCTTGAATCCGAAGTCGAGGTTGGTGCGAAAGCCGCTGAAAAGATTGCGCGCAAAGATGAATGGGCTAATGCATTCAAGGTTTGTAAGCAGACAGAAATCGAAGGTAAAGGTGAAGGATGGGTTCTCAAGAACGACATGTTTGACCGATATGCTAACCAACTTGGTAAAAGCAAGCCAACGGTTTACAAGCGATACAAAGACGTGGAAGGTCTTTTCAACACATTCCGTGTCGGCAATGCTGTGTATGTTCGATTCAAGGAGGACTAAGTGTGAGCAAAGTAATGGCACTCGATATTGAAACAGCGAACTACTCGCATGAGATTGGCGGTTGGGACAACACTCACTTGTTTGAACCAACAGTTGTTGCGACATGGGATGGTGAACAGGCACATGTGTTTACCAAAGCATTCAGTCATACTCAAAACATCGAAATTGATGGCGCGCAAATACACCCTCTTCACCCAAGAGATTTAGGTGAGCATCTTAAGAAGCATGTCGACAACGGTGGAGTCATCGTCGGACACAACATACGAGGTTTCGACCTTCCCGTTCTCCGAGATGCGCTTGATATGTTCTACGCAGGTGAATTGCTCAAAAGCGCAAGTAAGAGTCACGATACGGTTATTGATACATCGTGGTCAGTAAGAAGCGCGGCAGGTAAGAGTCATGGACTCGACTCGTTGTGTAAGCACACGCTTGGAAAAGGAAAAGAAATTATGCATTCAATAGACGCACCTGTTGCTTGGAAGGAAGGCCGAGAATTGGACGTTATGAAATACTGCATCGCAGATTGCCAACTCAATTATGACCTGTTTCTTCATGGAAGAAACGAAGGCTTTGTCAAAGGCCGTAATGAAGAGACAGGACTGATTGAGGAATACCAAATAGGATGGTGAAAAAATGTCAGAAGAAAGAAAGACAGGAAGAGAAGCCCAAATGAGTAATATCCGAGCCGCAGTTCAGGTAGCGGAGACCGTAAGGTCCACGCTTGGTCCTGCGGGTATGGACAAAATGCTCGTTGACGAACGCGGAGAAACGATTGTTACCAACGATGGTATTACAATTCTCCGAGAACTTGACACCGCGCATCCCGGTGCGCAAATGATGGTTCAAGCGAGTCAGACGCAAGAAGAAGTATGCAAAGATGGAACAACAAGTGTTGTTGTCCTCGCAGGTCAAATGCTCGCATTGAGCGAAGGACTCCTTATGCGAGGTATCCATCCACAAGTTATTGTGCGCGCATTTAACAAAGCATCGAAGATTACCCTTCGCAACATGCCTGACCCTGAAAACAATGTAGCAGTCGAGCATGTAGCCGCTACTGCATTGCGCGGTAAAGCATCTGAATCATCACTTGGATTTGCAGCACAACTTGTAGGAGACGCAGCGCATAGAGTCAATGGTGAATTGGACCGTGTTCGCATACTAACACAAGCAGGTGGTAGTATGGATTCATCGTATATTCACGAAGGACTCGTTCTCAACAAGACGTTTGTTAATCCTGATTTCGATGGAGGAAGCAGACAACATCCTCGTATCCTCCTTCTTGACGGTGGTCTCGACGGATTCAACTACGAAGATGTGCAAATGCAAATCAGCGACCCCTCACAACTTGAACAAATCCGCCAACAAGAGATGCAAATTCTAAGCAACGTCTCGTCTGTTATTGGTGAAATGTGCGACGTTCTCATTGTCCGAGACGGTGTTCATGAGGCTGTCGCAAAATACCTCGACAGTCAAGACGTTGGTGTTGTCAGTCGTGTGCAACAAAGCGACTTCGATGCTATCTCTCGCATAACAGGCGTATCAGCATACCATCGCATCACAGATGTTCCTGAAGACGCACACCTACGCATCGAAGGAACAGTCGCGTCGATTAAAATTGGCGACCTTGATTATGTATCTGTTTCAGCGAAAGAAAGCGACACACTTACCATGATTGTAAGAGGCGCAACTCGACAAACCCTCGATGAATACGAACGTGCATTTGAGGATGCTCTTGGTGTGGCATGTCTTTTCATGCAAGACAAGCGTCTGTATCCCGGTGGTGGAGCAGTTATGTCGAAGTTGTCCATGATTATACGCAAACATGCTACGGAGTCTCCTGACATGACCGCGCGTGAAAGAATGTGCATGGAAGCCTATGCTGATTCGCTTGAGATTATCCCTGCTGCTATTGCAAGCAACGCGGGTATGGACCCGCTCGACGTTGTTATGGAACTGCGTTCTTGTTCAGACTTAGAAGGTCTTTACATCGACTTCACAGGCGAAGGAAGAATTACCAACACAGCCGAATTTGGTGTGTGGGAACCCGCCGCGCTTATCGAGCAAATCATCAGTTCAGCGACAGAAGTGGCTTGTTCCATACTCCGCATTGACGACATTATTGCGAGGCGCGGACAATGATTGTTCCGTTGATAACAACGCTGTTCATCGTCATCATCGCCCTCGTAGCACTTGAGTTAATACTCTACTTGGCCGACCAAACGGTGCGCAAGATAAACAATATCCCTATTCCTGATTCTGTTGAAAGTGAGGAAGAGGAGTAAGACCTTCGGCGTTCTTACGTCGCTGTGCTTCCCGCGCTTCTTTTGCTTTCTGTTCCTTTAGGGCGGCTTGCCTTCGATTCTCTTCTGATGCAAAGTCAGTCGGTAAGAAGGCGGGTCGCCCATCGAGAGTCTTTTGTCCTTGAACAAACAACTTCTTCTGTTCTTTTAACAAGCGCATTGCTATTTCCATAGGTTCGCTATTTTCAAACAACCCATCATCTTTCGTTTTGTCATAATGCACAAGCCCTTCTTCATTCATTTTTTCCCAAAATGGTGATGACCATGACAACACCCCTGTCGGTTCGATATGTTCAACATCAGGGTGGATACTGCGAAGTTCGCTTCTGATGTCGCGCAACGCTTGTCTTCCATGACCTTTTCCTCTTTCCTCTTCGTGTGTTGCAAAAAGAGGTATGGATGCGTGTTTACCTCTTGATTCAATTATAGCGCGCACTTTATCATCCGGTGATTGATAAAGAAAGCGTTCTCCTTTTTGTGGGACAAAGTGATTTGAATAATCATATTCAAAAGCAGGGTTATCTTCAACCCGATAATCGTCAGGCATTTTTTTTGGTTCACCTGCGACCTGCTTTCCTGTCGCCATATCCCACATCGGAGCCTTAATGATGTTCACCATCTTGAGTGTTGAGCCGACCGACGGATGAGAGCGCGCCCTGTTGGTGTGTGGGTCTTCAGGAACGATTGTGCCTCGCTTGGTGTGGCTCATGTCTTTACCGCCCTTACCTGCAACACCGCGCTTACGACGCTCACGTTCTAAGTCTCTACGGTACTTCTTTCGTGATGGTGAAGATTCGTATTCTGTTTCATACTTGCGCTTATGCTCAATCGCTTTAGGAGACTTAGCCTCCTTGAGCATACGCCACCACCAATTCATGCGCGCACCTCACACATCGGGTTCGGGTCGGGGCATTCGTTGAACATGATGTGCTTCATGCGCACCTTCTCTTTCTCCTTCATCAAGAGGCATGATTCGTTTCATTTGACGACTCGTCTCGTCCTTCGCAGACCTGCGATACCTGTC